TATGCTCCTGCAGATCCAGGAGTGCCGCTTGTAGTAACACCCGTTGTATATTGAGAACCTCCCCCATGCGTTCCATTAGAAGTAGTGCTAAATCTTAGAGGATGACCAGAGTTACTACTATCTGACTGATCAAACCTATAAGTTGATCCTTCACTTAAATTAACTGTTAGTTGTAAAGAGCTGTTAAGATAATATTTATTCGCTCCATAATATGACTGTACTGTAACCGTATATGTTCCTGCTATTGTTACGCCCCCTGTTCCAGAAGCTGTCACTGTTCCCACAGAGCCTGTGCTAGAAACCCCTGTAATTGTTGCGCTAGTTGGCGTAATAACATTACCTCCGAACGTAACTGTTCCTATCTCGCCTCTAGCAACTGGGAAAGGATCTTCAAATAAAAGGGTAGAGGGGTTAAAAACTGGAAATTGAAATTTAGCGTTAAATATATTATTTGTATCAGGTCGCGGCTCTTTTAACGCTACAGCATCTGAAACATTTCTACTAGGTTCTAACTGAGGATGTTTTTCCTCAAATTCAGAAGTATGAACAATTAATCCTGTCCATTCCCGAACTCTTTCGGAATATGGAAATCTCATTCCACTTCGATCTGAGATGAAAAACGCATGTTTTCCTCTAGCGAAAGCCATTTAACTCAACACTCTCGGAACTAATTGAAGACTTGTTCTGTCTCTATCTTCTGAAGCTGCTCTAGTGAACTCTTCATCATATATGGCTTTTAAGGCTCCTACCCTATCAGGAGCTACTTTTATAGATAGATAGTATGCTAACCCAGCTACTAAACAAGGATAAAATCTAAACGGAACATCAAAATCATTTGTGTAACTATCCGCGTCATCGATTCTTACTAATCTATAGTAAACGATTTGATCAGTTGAGTTTTCAGGAGTTTGCCATAAATATAAAACAGGATTTACCTGACGATCTACAAAAAACTGAGAGGGTTTACCTGTCGTCTCTTTATTTGGCAGGTTTAAATAGGCACTGCGAGAGATTCTATCCATAGAAGTGTCTACGCCACTACGACGAATAACCATTTCTAGAATATCAATGGTGTCTATGCCTAAAGTATAATTTGATGTTCCTGCAGTTAAAGTGGTAGTTACTTGCTCTACCGTAAATAAATTTATGCCTCTATTAGCCCACTCTGCTAACATAATATTTAAAGAACGCCTTGCGCTTCTTAAAGAATACCCTGTTTTACCCTCGCCACCACAACGCTCATAGGCTTCTTCAATAGCCTCTGCTACATCAATATTAAAATCTCGAGAGTTGGAAACAGCCATTACTCATCTTTCGCATAAAGATTATCGAATATCTGATTTACGTCCATTGTATAGTCTAAATCTGATTTTGAATAGTGTATATGCTGTGATGGTCTAAAATCAGGAGGACCGTCTCCTGTTTGAAACCAAGCAGGATGAGTAACTCTTACACGATTATTCGGTAAAGCTACGATATTTCCTGTCCAATCCCCAGCATCTAAGAGTTCTAAAACATGACTTTGTTTATGTTGAGCTGGGTCATCCGCTATTTCACTTTCAGTATAATCTACAGTAAAATAATATTTTGCAGGAAAAAATTGACCATCTATTTTAGCAAGCCACGGACAAGGGTGCGCACGGTCTAAACGATATACTGCATGCGTGTGAGACATACAGTCCCAAGGTTGAGCATAATGCACAGGCATGGGGTCTGGCCATTTTTCAAAAGGGGTATCACCAACTAATGCTGTTATGGGCATTCTTGCCCACATAGCTCCTCCATGGACATTAGGTTCATCTGTGTCATCAACTTCAAAACCTGTAAACAATACTTGAAAACTTAAACAACGACTTGGCATCGTTGTTACTGCAATAGCCATAGCATGTAAAAATTCGCCATGATATTTGTTATGGTTGTGCGTATACTCTCTACGCACCCAACACTTAAAGTGCGTGATGTTACTCTGAAGATAAGGCAATTTACTTGTTAGCCTTAACTCTTTTTATAGCTGCATTAAGACCACCAGCGGCTCCACCTTTTGCTCGTCTTTTAACACCGCCCATGGCTCCACCTTTAGCCATGCCTTTAGGACGACCGCCACCCATCATTCTATTAACGGCTTTGTCATCAACCATGCCGCCCATAGCCATTTGAGTCACATCCATAGTTTTTCCTGGATTCAGCTCTTCAGCTACTCCACCTGCAGCACCACCTTTAGAACGTCTGTTAACGCCGCCTCTCATGCCGCCTTTTGCCATGCCTTTTTTCTTCTTCATGTCTTTTTCCTCTTCTTCCTTCTTAGAGGTTGTACATTACGAGGCTTACCTTTAGAAGGTTGCCCTAACTTCACTTTCTGCCTAATCCTACTTCTTTTTTCACTAGCTGACAACTCACTAGACGTTTTAGGAGTTTTAGAGGAAATACGCTTGGAAGGGCGGCAATAAGGAGTTCCACGTTTCTCACCCTTTTTTCTGCCACATTTCTTGCCAGTGCGTACATCTTTCCAATCTTCTTTAAACCACCTCTTTAAGGCTAATCCTGCTTTTGTTTTACGAACAGCCATAATTGACTCACAAAATTTTTGTTACTTTACGTCTATTATTCATAACCTTACCGCAGCCTCTAGCTATATTAGGGTTTTTACTAGGACGTTTTGCTGTCTGATTCGCAAGAGTTTTACCATATCCACCATTGGCTGCTTTTGCAACTTTTTTCTTGCTTCCTTTACCGTAATTAGAAGCACCTACTTTTCTGCATTTTGCGATAGCCCCCGAAGCATATGCAGATGGGAATACTTTATACCTTGCTTTTACTTTATGATAACAAGCGTCTTTTGGCATTGCTCTTCACCTTTTTCTTTTTCTTCCTCTTTTTCTTTCCGCCTTTAGAAATTTGTTGAGGAATACTAGAGCGAGATATTGTCATAAAAACCTCTTAGAACAGTTTTTCTAATCCGGCCACTACTATAATTAAAATCCCAATACCGTAAATCTTTTTATCTAAATCTTTTAGTTTTTCGTTTTGTTCTTTTAATCGCTCTTCAATATGTTTGTACCTCAGCAAGCACTCTGCCTCATGTTTTTCTAATTTAGAAAGCATAGAAGGAGACGAGGAGGTCTTTTTCTTAACCGATTTTTTAGCTGTAGCCATCAACATTTCCATCTTCTGCGAGCTTGACGTAAACGACTATTTGGGTTTTTAGCCGCTTTAGGAAATTTTTTCATTTGACCAGCTGAACGAGCGCAAAATGATTTACGTCTTTTTGCCGCTTTACTTCCTTTTTTCACTTTACCAGTAACAGCTGTTTTTAACTTACTTCCAGGATTTTCTCGTCTATAACGAGCAACTCCTGCTTTAGTCATCCCCGCCCCACTTTTCGTGGAGCGGAAATATTTTTTAGTTTTAGGCGGTTGCTTATCTGCTTTTCTAGTCATGACAAGAAAAATGTGAGCTTATTACCGCTACCAGTGAACGCAGATACATACGCTCCGCTTTCCGCTAATATACCGTTGTCTGGAATATTAAGAGTATGTAGCCCAGTTGGAAAACTTTGAACTAATAAATCAGAGCCTCCGTTTCCATCTGTAATAGTCAAAGCACCCGCAGAATTACCAAACACAAGTATTTGCCTTATCCTTGATCTTGCGGGTCCAACCACAGCAGCGGAGTCTCCTTGATCAAAATTAAAGGCTTTTACATCAGATCTTGATCCTGCCACGTCAACCTCCTTAGAATACTGAGTATTCTAGTTCAACTGTAAATCTTCCAGCAGTGACATCAGCATTGACTGTAGTTGTCGCTCTAGCATATAAATGTACGTTAGCTACAGCAGCAGTTATATTAGGTACAAAAATGTGATAGTTACCAGCAGTGTCATTAAAGTTTACGTCAATCTCAGTAATTGATTGAGTTGCGCTCAACTGCTCATTAAAAGAGGTAACACCCGCACCAACGATCTCAGTGCCTGAAACAGCAGCGTTAGTAGCTGTCCCGCTTGTAGAACTCAAAGCAAGATTTCCAGCTAAAGTTTGACCAGCAGCTGTAGTGATACCAATCAATGCTCTATGAATAAAAATCTTACTTGGTGTAACAAGATCATCAGGAGCATCTACATTAAGAGTCCCTAACTCTACAAGACAATCACCATCTGCGTAAGCAGTAGAGGCGGCATCAGTAGCCGCTAATGACCCCGCAAACGATTGTATTTTGCGAGTACCCATAGAAATAAGTTGTCCTGTTGCATTTACAGAAAAACCTGTTTCTGTAATCGCACCTGTTGTTCCACTTTCATTGATGACTTTAAATCCAGCTTTTGATCGAACTGGACCTGAAAAGGTAGTAGTAGCCATGTTTTTCTCCTGTCTTGGCTAGTGTCAGCCCCGCATGGGCTGTCAGGAAAATCTACTATAAATGAAAAAAGGGCAACTCGCAAGTCGCCCTTTTCTTTATTTTATTTAAAGCTATGCGCCTGTAGAACCAAACACACAACGTGGATCTGAGAATCCGAAGCTATAACGCTCCCGAGCCTTAAACCTCATGTTGCCAGTATCGAAGTCGCCTTCCATCTGAGTTTTAATAGGCGCACGTTCAAAGTGCTTAAACCCATTAGGTGCATCTGTCTTAATGAAAAATGCATCTGTATCAGTAAGGAAGTGATTAACGACATACCCGTCTGACAACATACCTTTGCTACGAATAGCATTGATATCGTTATCAGCAGTACCAACTCGTAGCGCAGAGGCCATCAAACGCTCTGCAACAAACTGAAGTGCAGGCGGGATGATTAGCTTCATACCACGAAGCGCAATTTTTAGACCACGCTCATCGGTAAAGCCAGAGATACTGATTAAAGCATCTTCTAGAGAGGTTTCGTTTAGATCCGCATTAGTTGATGGCTCGTTAGCGAACGTACCACCTCCTGAAAGCGGGTGTACAAGCGAACAAAGCTCAACACCGTCACCACCAGTTACACTGCTGCTGAAAGCGTTGTTAAGGACATTGGCCGCCTTAACTTGCTTTGTGTGTGCCATTGAACGAGCCAAAGCGCGAGTATAACGAGACGCCAAACGGTCGTACAAGTTATCTTCAATAGCCTCCTCAGTGATTGAGAAAGCCAACGCAATGGTTTCGTGAGTAAAGCGGGAAGTAAATGACTCTTGCGCGTCATCAAAGTTTACCGCTCCACCTTCATTTTTAGTTGGCGCACTACCAAAACCAGCAAGCATTACTTCCTCTTCAAACGCACGGTCTGAAGACTCAGTATCAAAGATCTCTGCATGCTCGTTTTCGTAACGATCATATTCCATGCCAAAGAGGGCATTGAGTCCTGGCTCAAGTTCTTTGGCGAGTTGTGCTCTTGAAATAGGCATTAGTCAACCCTCCTACTTAGTGCCAGTTGTTGTCTTATACGCATGCTCGTTAATGATAACGTAAGCATTAGTATTATTAGACGTTTGATCACTATTATCGGGATCTTTAGAAATACCGATAATCCGAAGTTGTGCTGAACCAGAAGCCGTGGTTGCTGAAATTTCTCCAGCAGACTTACCAGTTGTTGAGCTACCAGATGTCATCGAAGTAGTATCAGCATTTGCACCAACACTAGCCTGAGCTAATGTTCCGTCACACTGAATTTCATAAACAATATCTGGATCGTCATATACGTTTGCAACAATATCCGAAGCAGCAATGCTTCCTGGATAAAAATTCTTAAACGTAGGTTTTCCTGATGTAGGATCAGTGTAGCTACAACCTTGGAACACACCAACGCTATCGTCTGCAGTATTGGTTCCAGGAAGAATATCTCCCCCACCACCTGCATCCATAATCACGAGCATGCCCTGATAAATAGGACCAGTTGCTCCCGACGCAATGACGTATTCGTTTGTAGTAAAGTTAGAAACTCCACTGAGCATACGGACAGGCTTTAGTCCAAAAGCGGCATCTTTATTAGCCATTTTTTCTACCTTCCATAAATAAAATAAGTGGCCTACTTAGTATTCGGACCACCAAAGGTTACACGAGATTGCCGATCATTAGTAATCGGCATTGAAGGATGCTGTTCCTTCATAAGGTCGTTATCGACAGCTGTCATTTGATCCGCAGTTTGCGATTCAAAGTATTCTTGACGGCTTTCGGCAATTTCGACTGGCACCTTTGCCAACATCAATCCTCCTACACCAATGACTCCTGCATGCTTACCATCTTCAATAGTTGGGGCATCGAAGTCAGGATAGTCTTCTGCGCGAACAGGTTCATATCCTTCACGGATACGGCCAGAAACATTTTTACGATCTTCATAACCGCGAGTTTCTGTACGAATCCATCTGAATTTATAGCCCTCAGGAGGCGTTGGTGCTTCAAGTGATGACGATGGACGCCAAGGTTTTCTGCGCTCTTGCATTGAGCGAGTTTCAGCAGCGCGAGGAGTTCTTTTTGAAATTTCAGACATTTTAGGCCTCCTTCACGTGTTTCGCATATTCCTCTAGGGGAACTCCGAGTTTTTTAGCAATGGCCACTTGACTTTGAGTCAAACGGACAGTCTTGCGCCCAGACTTTACATTTCGAGAAGCAGGAGCGACGGTTTGGGCGGGTCTCCGCGCACTTCCTGATTTTTGTTCCTCAAACTTATGAGGAAATTCATTACGAAGTCTATTATCAATCTCTTCATAATATTCTTCTGTCGAGGGATCAAACCCCTCTTCTTCGATCAGTTTACGATGAATTGAAAACGCTGTAAAGGTCATTCCTTCATCTTTTCCAAACCACTCGTTATCATTAGCCCATTTTTCGGCTCTTGGATCTATCTGTGGTTGAGGCTGAGCAACGGTTTGAGCAGGCTCAGGAGCAGGCTGAGTAGGAGCTTCTTTTTCTTGAGCCTCTATTCGGGCTTGCTCTCTAGATATTCTATCATTCTGAACACTTAGCCTAGCAATAACTGATTGAGCATCTGCCATTGCTTCAGAGTCACCTTCCTCATAAGCAGCTTTTAATGCTCGTTTTGCCTCTGCTAATTCACTTTTTACACGTCCCCCTGCCTCATTTACAAGAGTAGTGTTAGCTTTAGAAAAATTAGTGGTAAGTTTATCATTATCATCTTTTAGCTTTTTAGCATACTCAATAGCGGCTTGTTCTCGTCTTTCCGCCTCTCTCATTTTATAAGTTAAACGGTCAATACGCTTTTTAACGCCATCTGAGTATTCTTCATGTTCTTT